GTTCTGGGCTAATCACGAAGATATGGAATACATCAGCGCTAAGTTGAGTATCAATGCAAAGAAACTCAATCGTATTCTAACGCTGGAGCAGTTGCCGGACGAAGAACTATTAAGAAAGATGGTCGAGTTATGCGCTGGTTAAGGCGATTTATAGCACAGAATCCGGCTAAGGTGTTCAGAGACGAGCCGGGAACGATGATAAAAAAAGGAGTTAAAAAAACTATGACAAATATTAAACTGCAAAATCCATACATGGATGAAACCATCAAGGTGAAAGAAAATCTCAAACGCATTCTGGACATGTTGGGATGGCTCGAGGTAGGCAATATACAATGTCTTCAGTTACAGCAGCTTGAACCAGAAAAAAGGGTGATTACTATCAGCCCTAAGAATTTTGCAAAGATTGATTATTACGAGGCGGAGGAAGTAGATGATGAAATATAAAGTTATCGTCTATTACGACAACATGGAAGATAGTGAGCATGTCTTCCATGCGAAAAATGAAGCAATCAACGAAATGCACCGATTGGGATTGAAATATCGTAATTCAAGAATGTATACAGTGGAAATGCAAGAGGTGGAATAGGTGGATTTATTAGAGTTAAAAAAAGCAGAAGAAATTAGACAACAGATCGAAGAATTGGAAAAATTTATCAACTACAAACCGTCACCTCTTGACAAAGCTTTTATTATAAAACAAGAACCAAGATTCAAGATGGCAATTAAAACGAGATTCTTTTTTGATGAAAAAACTATGGCAATAACATCGGGAATTTTATCAGACGCAATCCGTGACGCATTGAAACAAACAGTCAAAAAATTAAAGGCACAATTAGTAGATTTAGGTATTGAAGTTAAGGGGGTGGATGAATGAATAAACCTAAAGTCGGGTCGTACTGGACGCACAAAAAGACAGGAAGAGATTACAGAATCATCTGTGTCGGTTTGTGGGAAGAAACGTTAGAAGAATGCGTTGTTTATGTTTCAGAAAATGACAAAAGATGTTGGATTAGACCTCTCGAAATCTTCATGGACGGAAGATTCGTAGAGCGACCTTACAATTGAGGCGGAGGTAACGGATGACTAAACAAAAATTGTATAGGGTCAGATTTAAAGATGTAGCTAATTATAATCATTATTATCTAAACTATGACACACAGGCAAAAAGATGGAATATTGACACAGACTTAGAAAATAAAGTTTTTAGAACTTCATTTACTAAGAAAGAACTGGAAGAAAATGGTTTTGGGTGGGTATTTAATAGTCCACTTACAGAGGTTTGGGAGTTACTATAAATGATGAATAACCTAATTACTAAAATTAACCATTGGGCTGACAAACGCAATTTGAAGCAAGCTGACCCTAAGATTCAGTGGATGCGTATCACTGAGGAAGTCGGAGAAATTCGGGACGTGCTCTTGAAACCGACTAAATTCACGGAACCGCAAGCGGCACTCAAGGACGCTATCGGTGACACGCTAGTAACAATCATCGTACTAGCACATCAATTAGACCTTGATGTAACTGAGTGTCTAAGCATTGCATACGAGGAAATTAAGAATCGGAAAGGAAAGATGGTAAATGGAACATTCGTCAAAGAAGACGATTTATAATGACCTAGCTATTGCTACTGTGTTACTTATGGTCTCACTAGCCATTAACGTGACTACTGTTCTACGAGTGGTTAACCGGCCTATCGAGACCGTGGTAATCCATAAGGCTGACAATGCCGTTGAATTACAAGGCAAGGTAACTGGCAAATCTATGGTTGGAAAACTCTACACGCTTGATTGTGGTGCTTACGGGAAATTCCTTGTCAGCAAGGAACAGTATAACAGCGTAAACGTCGGGGATGATATTCCTAACTATTTGAAGGGGAGAGGGCAATGAACAGGCGGCAGCGAAAGAAACAGTATGTCAAAGCATTTAGTAAGCTTTATGATAAAAGTTTGAAACATGGCGGTTTTGAACGAAATATATCAATATCTACATTCAAAGATAGAAGAGGAACATCAAGGATGTTTCTGACGCTCAACAAAAGCATGAATTACAGATTTGGTTACGGTGAGTTGCCAGAAATTTGGTTTGATGGTTATTGCATAGGACAAAAAACGTTGAGAGGGTGATGGCAATGATACCAAGATATAGAGCATGGGATAAAATTCATAAAATAATGTACGAAGTTGATGATATTATGTCTATTGATTTCGGAAAAAGCGAAATTGGCGTTAAAACACTCTTTTTCGAACGGACAAATTGCTACGATTTCGATGACATCGTTTTAATGCAATCAACCGGACTCAGAGACAAGAATGGTAAAGAAATCTTTGAAGGGGACATTATTGACTCGACAGACGGATTCCTCACTGGCGTAATTGAATTTAGAGTAAGTTTAGGGATGTTCGTTAGTGATTTGGTAGAGTATAACAGCTTCGAACGTTTATGCAATGTTGCCAGCTCAAGGAAAATTATCGGAAATATACGGGAACACCCAGAACTGCTAGAGGTGAACCCATGAGCGTGAGATACAAATATTCCGGGCTGACCAAGGAATTATACCAACGGTTAGTCAGTGAACATGCGGAACTGAGAAAATCACACAAAAAAGGCTCTTATAAGCAGTTTTTCCAAGATGTGAAACAGTGCGATGAGTTACAGGCTCGCATCATTTATCAAGCATTTAATAGCGCAGTCGTGGAGCGTGCGAGGATATCGCCAGCAACTGTCGATAGATTGGAAGGCATCATTTCTGATGAATTATTCGACGACCTTCAAGACTATCTGTCTACTAATTACACAAGAGGGAAAACCACTAAACCAGTTTTGGATAAAACCAACGCAGGACTGCCAGGGGGGCTGTTTAAACGGTTTCGTAAGGAAGTGGAAGAACTACGCAAGGAACACTCTAACAACCTAAATAACTATATTAGAGAGGCTAAAGGGTGCGACCAGAAAAATGCTAACAGAACCCAAAACGCCCTCAATCTGTGCTATGCGGAAAAAGCTGATCTAACGCCTTTGAAAGCAATTCAAATGGAAGGGCTACTTTCAAGAGAGCTGTTCGGCGAGATTATTGATTATGTCTTCAATAACTACGAATGGTCTGAGAAACTAGACAGCGAAGTTGATCGCATAACCCTAGAATATCGTAACAAAGGCAAGATAGGTCGCAATAAGACCACGGTTAAAAAAGCCTTGTATACAGCCTATGCACTAGGCGTGTAGCTAGAACGGTTTACGAGGGTTCGACTCCCTCGCTAGCTATTACCAGTCAATCTATATACGGAAAAGAGGAATCCTTTTGTATTTTTTCATTCAAATCAGCGGAAGCGTGACTGGTCGTGGATGCAACCAAATCCAGTAAATAAACAATTAGAATCGAGGAACCTTTTTTATTTCATTCACAAATCTAAAGCGTCTTACTGGTGGCGTGATTATTCAAGGCTTTATGCCTGCAATGCGAAACTGAAATCTCCATAATTCTACTTACTTTATTCTTGTATTATTTCAAAAAAAGGAGGAAAACCTCCAAAATGATTTCTATATCGCAGACTGGAATGGTTGTATAAGAGGTTCGATTCCTCTTGCCAGTCATTGTCTGTCATCACTAAAAATAAAAAATGAATAAAGATTTTTAGTGGCTTGAACACTTTTTAACACTTTTTCAACATCGGACAAGCTGACAGACCTTGTCCAAACAAACCCAGCAAATTTAAGAAAAAAGGATGTGAAAAACCCTCTTTCTTATTGATATCTTGCATTACAAAATAGCCAAAGGCCTTGCTGGTGTCTATGGCTGGAAAGGAGGTGATAAAAGGCTTGAGAAACACCCCAAGAATAAATACGTATTCTATCTTTTCAATAAAATCTCTTAACGTTTCTTGAGCTAAAATAAAAAAAGACCGACACAATGGCCGGCACTCTTTGAAAGACGATATAACTATTATATCACACAAGAGGGGTGTCATGGCAAGTATCAATCTATTTGCGGATGTAGATAAAACCGCAACTAAAAAGAAAGCTATAAAGGTGCTAAGAAGGTATCGTATGCTAACACGGATAGCGGGCTTGGAATACGCCCCTAAAGTGACAGCTTCATTCTCGTTAGAACCCAAATCATTCGACGGCATGATCCATAGTCAGACCGAAAGCATAGTAACACGCAAGGTAGCCGCTGAGCAAGACTTACAAGCTATTGTCAGAGCTATCAACGCATTATCAGATAGGCATTACAGCCAAATTTTGATAGAGTGTTATTGCAGAAATCGCAAGCAGTACAACATTGAAGTCTATATGGATCTTGGATATTCTGAAAGTGAATATTATCGAATGAGAGAACTAGCCATTTTAGAGTTTGCTGAGAACTACAGAAACGGTGAATGTCTGGTATTTTCAGGAGATTATTGCGAAGAATAAGCGAGAATATAGCGGTATAACGGCGGTATAATATTAGTATTGATAATTATAGCTAGACAGCTCACTTTGTGGGTTGTCTTTTTCAGTATCGGAAAGGAGTTGATGGAAAATGGGATGACCGAGAAACAAATGAAGTTTGCCGATGAGTACATCATCAGCCTAAATGCTTCGCAAGCGTATAAGAAGGCTTATCCTAATATTAAAAACAATGATGTTGCGAAAGCTAATGGAAGTAGACTGCTTGCTAAAGCTAACATCAAGGCTTATATAGATGAGCAACTTGAAAAATTAAAGTCGGAACGTGTTGCGGATCAACAAGAGGTCATGGAATTTCTCACCGCTGTCATGCGCGGAGAAGTTGAAGAACCCCTGCTTGTCCTCGATGGCGAAGGTATGCAGCGCATTGCTCAAGCTAAGCCGAACGTTGCTACCCGTCGAGCTGCGGCGGTCGATATCGGTAAACGGTATAGAATGTGGACAGACAAGGTCGAAGCCGATGTAACGCAAGATATCAATATTAATGTCGGTGAATGGAATGACGATTAATCTTGATATCAATCCAAGCAAGGTGTTTAATCGGCATATCTATGACCATTTGTTTGATTATGACACGTTCACTGAGGTACATTACGGTGGAGCGTCAAGCGGAAAGAGCCACGGGGTTTTTCAGAAGATAGTCCTCAAAGCTCTTAAAAAGTGGGACAAACCCCGAAAGATATTGATATTGCGAAAAGTAGGTTCCACTGTTCGTGACTCTGTATTTGCGGACGTTCAAGCAGCCTTGTCTTATTTCGGTGTGCTTAATCTATGCAAGGTTAACATGAGCGCATTCCGTATTGAATTACCAAACGGAGCTGAGCTGATTTTCAAAGGAATGGATAACCCAGAGAAAATCAAGTCTATCAAAGGCATTTCTGACGTGGTTATGGAAGAAGCGTCAGAGTTTACGCTTGACGATTATACACAGCTGACACTTCGTTTGAGGGATAAAGCACACAAGCAGAAACAAATCTATTTGATGTTTAACCCTGTTTCTAAAGCTAATTGGGTATATAATGCGTTCTTTGTGAAGAACCCTAAGAATACAGTGGTTTACCAAACAACGTACAAGGATAATCGGTTCCTGGACGACTTGACCAAGGAGAATATCGAGGAGTTAGCAAATCGAAACGAAGCCTACTACAAAATATATGCTTTGGGTGAATTCGCAACGCTCGACAAACTAGTTTTTCCAAAATACGAAAAGAGATTACTTAACAAGGACGAGCTTAAACAGTTACCGTCCTTTTTTGGTCTTGACTTTGGTTTCACTAACGACCCCACAGCATTTGTGCACGTCAAAATAGACCGAGAGAACAAGCGGCTATACATCCTTGAGGAATACGTTAAGAAGGGGCTGCTTAACAACCAGATAGCAGAAGCTATCACTAGCCTTGGCTATTCAAAAGAGGTGCTTATGGCCGACTCAGCGGAGCAGAAGTCTATTGCTGAACTTCAAACACTAGGCTTGCGTCGAGCTATTCCAGTAGATAAGGGAAAAGGCTCAGTTCTTCAAGGGATTCAGTTCTTGCAGCAATTCGACATCATTGTCGATGAGAGATGCGTCAAGACGATTGAGGAGCTTGAGAACTATACATGGCAGAAAGATAAACATACAAACGAGTATATCAACAAGCCGTGTGATAGTTATAACCACTGTATCGACGCTATTAGATATGCGTTACAAAACCTTATTTTTGTCAAAGATAGACAGGACGTAGACGCTAAGATAAGACGGGTTAACAAACTGATAAGGAGATAGAATGACGAACACAACACATAGTGCTGACGATATCTTACATGAAGGCCAGTACATTCCTAGATCATACCAATTCGAGCGTGATATGGAACCAACTAGCTTGCAGAAACGTGAAGATTTCCTTCATTTCCCAAAAGAAGCTAACACGCACTTCATGGCTCAGTCAGCAGACGACCTAGTGGACACGTTCCAAGGACGTGAGAAGTTAGAGAAGATGGTAGCTCAGTTTCAAGACGAACAGATAGACCGCTTGAATATCCTAGAGAGCTACTCAAACGGGAACAACTACACGATTCTAAATGGTCGTAAGCGATTGGAGCCAGAAAAGGCTGACTACCGCATTAGGCATGACCTGGGCGGACAAGCTAGTCGTTTCTTCACTGGATACACAGTAGGCCAGCCTATTTCAATCGGTGCCACTGATACTAACAGCGACTTGACAGCTATTGATGATTTCAATGCTTACAACGACATTGAAGCCCTTAACCGTGAGTTAGTCTATGACGCTTCACGCTTTGGTCGAGCGTTTGAGCTGCATTACTATGACGAGTTTGGCAATCCCGCAGTGGTCTTGATTGACGCAAGGGAAATGTTCACTATTCGTAGCGCAGACGTCCGAAAGGATATCATTGCGGCTGTCCATTGCCCGGTGTATAACGGCGAGATGTTTGTCACAGTCTACACAGATAGCAAAATTGTTAGTTATGATCCAAACTGGCAGGAAATCGAACGCAAAGAAAACCCGTTCGGAATGGTGCCAGTGGTTGAATGGCAGAATAACCGTGAGCGTTCGGGGGACTGGGAAAAAGGTATTCCAATCATTGACGCTTACGACGCAGCGGAATCTGACACGGCTAACTATATGTCAGACCTTAATGACGCCATGTTGGTTATCAAGGGCGATGTCGAGAGTACGGGCATGAATGCGTCTGACATCATGAAAATGAAACACGCTAACATGCTTGTTCTTGAAAGTGGTGTCGGACACAACGGACAACAAACGTCACTAGATGCCGGCTATATCTACAAGCAATACGATGTGAGCGGTGTTGAAGCGTACAAGTCACGTCTGATTAAAGACTTCTTCCGCATTGTCGGATTGCCTAATTTGCAGGATGACTCGACATTCTCAGCTACGTCTGGGATTGCTATCCGCTATAAGCTGGTTGATTTACAACAAGTTACAGCCGTCAAACGTGGATTCTTTGTCAAGGCGCTCAGACGACGATATAAGTTGCTTGAGTTGCTGTCTACCAATCTCAAAGGTATCGAACCAGTGGACGCTGACATGCTGACATTTACATTTCATGAGAACTTACCAACGGATGTATGGGCTGAGATTCAATCAGCTATCAATTCTGGCATGGAAATCTCACAAGAGACACTAATGGAATCAGCTAGCTTCACCGATGCACGCAAAGAAAAGAGCCGTTTGCTCAAAGAGGGTGGCGCTACTGATTTAGAAGTTAGTCAGATTGTAGGTGTTGAGGATGATGACGAATAATGAACGCTACAATGCTGAACGAAAAGCACAATCAGACCTAATCAAGCGTGATATAGAGCGTGACAAGGTTTTAAAAGAGCTTTATCAAGCATCTTATAACCGTATGCAGAGCCAAATTAACGGGTTTTACATGCGCTACGCTGACAAAGAAGGGCTAAGTCGTGCCGAAGCAATGAGGCGAGCTAGTGAATTCGACGTCGTTGAGTACAAGGACCGAGCACGAAAGGCAGTAGTCGAGAAAGATTTCTCACACGGCACTAACCAATGGTTAAGACTGTTCAACCTCAAAATGAAAGTCAGTCGCTTGGAGCTGCTCAAAGCAGAATTAAGGCTTGAAATAGCTAGTCTTATATCAGACGTTAACGAGGTCTTCGACGAAGCGCGTGAGAGTGAATATTTAGCCGAATTTAAGCGCCAAGCGGGTATTTTGGGCAATTCTGCCGTCAATGCAGTAAGCCGCATGAGAGCCATCTTAGACGCTGATTTCTACGGACAGAATTTTAGTCGCAGAGTTTGGGGCAGGAACGGACTTCATGCAAGTATGCAGAAGGATGTGTTTAGCTCGCTAGCACGTATCTTCACCGACATGGACGGTTTTAAGCAGGAACGGCAGCGATTAGCTAAGAAATATAACACAAGCCAAGCCAACGCCCAACGATTGCTCAAAACCGAAATAGCTCGCATTAATGCTGATACAGAATTGATGATGTTGAAGGAAAATGACTTCACGCATTTAATCTATGTCGCTGAAAGTGGGGCTTGCGATATCTGTAAGCCTTTGGATAGAAAAGCCATACCGATTAACAAGGCAGAGAAAGGGGTTAACATGTACCCAATGCACCCTAACTGTCGTTGTTCAGCGTATGGACATATCAAAATGGAATATAAAGCCGGTGGCAGCACTCTTGATGAAGAAGCTGTTAACGGCGTTTGGGGTGAGTAAACCCTTGTCCAGACCGTGCTGAGGACGTAAAAAGCTGCATGAGTTCGAGGGGGTTGCTCGTAAAAGCGTAAAGAAAGGAGCCTATCATGGCAGAAAAAGAACTTGAAACAGTTGAGAATCCTCAAGAGGTTGAAGCTAGCCAACCAGAAAAAGAGGAGAAGACGGTGTCAGTTGCTGAGATGCAGCGTAGAATCAAACAGATGGAAGAGAAACATACTCTTGAAATTGCTGAAATGCAAACCGGTATTCAAACTCAAATCGAGGAAGCCGTTGCTAAAGCTAAAATGAGCGAAGAAGAACTTCAAGAGCTGCAACAGAAACAGCGGGATAAAGAATTCGAAGAAGCCCAGAGCACAATTGCAGCACTTCAAGCCCAAATCGCTCAACGTCAAATGCAGGATATCGCTATTAAAGAGCTCGAAGCTCAAGGCGTGCCCGTCAATGAGTCAACGCTTGCTTTCGTTGTTAAAGGCGATGAGGAAGCTACTAAGCTCGCTGTTTCAAACATGGCTAACATCTTAAACTTGCAGAAACGAGAAGAAGCCAAAGCTCTACCACCTCGCACAAGCGGCGGAGAGGAAGGACGTTCACATCGTGGAAAAGACAAGTTTGACAAAGCCAAAATCACTAATTTCTAAATTAAGAAAGGAGAGCGCATGGCTCAACAAAAATTCAATCCGGACACAGTCCTCTTGTCTGATTCTCTTGGGAAAGAGGTCACATCAGAACAAATCACTGATCTATTCACTGACGAACTCGTTAAAACTTCAAAAGTTATTCAGCTTGGTCAAAAAGTTGAAATGAACGGTAAAATGGTTCGTAAAGGCGTAGAAGTTGGTCAATTGACAGACGCTTACTTCGTTGGTGAAGGTCAAAAAATCGGTACTGCAAAAGTACAAACTAAATCTTACGTTCTTGAATCTCGTAAATTGGCAGTTATCTTGCCAGTGACAGAAGAAGTCCTTAACTACACTTGGACTGACTTCTTTGAGTCAATCAAGGACAAGATTGTTGACTTGTTTAACAAGAAAATCGACGGGGCTGCGTTCCTCGGTTTGTATAACAACCCATTCGGTGCCAACGTTTTGGCGTCTGCTAAACGTGCTCAAAACATCGTGTCTGGGGATATCAACCTTAACAACATCTATGACGTTGAGGACAAGTCAGAAAAAGAACCTAACGCATTCGTAGGTCACCGCACAATCAACCGCACACTTCGTGGGATTGTGGACAATGTTAACGGCGGTCAACACATCTTCACTAAACCAGCTAACCCTAACGCAATCGGTGAGCTTGATGGCCTTCCATATTCTCAACTTCAATTGCAAGATGGGCAAACTTACCCAGCAGGGACATTGATTACTGGTAACTTCAACGGTTTGGTTTACGGTATTCCAAACGGGACTAACTTGCGTCTTAAAATCGCAGACCAAGCTACTTTGTCTAAGGTTCAAAACGACGGCACACTCGATTCTGGTGACGTTCATTTGTTCGAACAAGACATGCAAGCACTCCGTGCTATCTTTGAGATTGCCGTAGCGATTCCAAACGACGAAGCATTTGCAGCGATCCAACCAGTAGGGGTCTAGTCAGGAGGTTTAAATGACCTATAAAGCTAAGATTACATTCCGTGACTTGCAAGATAACGAGTATATCTATCAAGCCGGGGAAGTTTACCCACGAGAAGGCTATGAGCCATCTAAAGAGCGTGTGGCAGAAGTTCTTGAAAAGGGTGGTATCGAACAAGTCGAGCCGTCAAAAGAGCTTACAGTCAAAGAGCTCAAAGCAAAACTTGATGAAGCTGGTATCAAGTACGATGCCAAAGCGAAAAAAGCAGATTTAGAAGAACTTCTAAAGGCTGCGGAGGGGGTCTAAAATGAACGATATCCAACTTGAAAAGATTAAACGTCGGTTGGGTATCGACGTTGAAGACGATCTTGAGGATGAATTGATTGAAGACTTAGTCAACGACGCTGAGAGTTATTTCAAGGCACTTGTCGGAACAACCGAGATTGACAAGAAATATCATTTCATCATCGAAAATGTTGTTTACAAGCTCTATGGTCGTAAGGGGTCAGAGGGTGTTAAAACCGAGAACGTAGACGGCTATTCAGTCACTTACGAAGATTGGGACGACATGTTCAAGCCTTACAGAAAGATTCTGGATAAAGATTTCGGCCTGGACGGTTCGTTAGCTCGAAAAGGTAAGGTGAAGTTCTTATGAAAACACCGCACCGCATCAAGCTAGTGAAGCAAAGCGTTTCGACTTACAACCCGATAACTGATAAACACGAAGAAAAGGCACAGTCTAGCAAGATTGTGCCTTGTTTGGTTAACTTCATTGACCAAAAGCGTGCATTTGAAGCCTATGGGAGTAGGTCAGACGTGGTCATGATATGCCGATTCAGTCAAGAGCAGAAGCCATTTGACTATGCTCTTTATGAGGGTAAGAAGTATTACCCTATCGAACGGATTGACGCTCCGATTAAAGGGGCGGTTCGATTGAAAAGAGGTGAGCTAAATGGCTAATTTCACAATCGAGTGGAGAGGGGACACAGTCCTCGCTGCTGCTTTGAACAAGGCAAGTCAAGGGGTTAGAACACAAGCTCAAAACGCTCTTAAAAACTCAGCCGAGAAAGGCAAGAGCATTTCAAAAGGTCTTGCGCCAGTGGATACCGGTTTCTTGAGAGCTAATATCACCACTAGGCATTTAGGCGAAGAATCGCACATCCATTCAGCCGCCTCTTATAGTGGATTCCAAGAGTTTGGCACACGCTATCAGCCTGGTAAGCCGTTTATGCGTCCTATGATGCACCAAATCGAGCCTTACTTCACAGAACAAATCCGTAAAGTTATGGAAGGAGCCTTTAAATGACATCTAGCCACGACTTATTCAGAAATCTATTTGCTATTGCTAGTGAGAAATTGGCAACTTACGACTACTTACCCGATTCATCCGCCAGCTATCCATTCGCTTTCATCGGTGAGAATAGTTCAGCACCTACACCCAATAACGAAAACTTTGGAACGATAAGACAAACCGTCCATATCTACGGGACTAGAGTGCAGCGTGCAGAGCTAGACGCTCACTGCCAAGCGTTAGAACGAGCTAGCGAACGAATTAAAGGGTTTGAATACAACTTATTGAAGACTGGTACAGACAAGCAAGTTTTACCAGATAATACAGACGTCCAGCCATTGATTCACATTGTGCTGGATTTTACATTTACATATACCAAAAAGGAGGAATAAATGGCAGAACTTATTTTGGGTAAAGACCTAATGGTCTTTTTCCGTCGTGTGAAAGACCAAAAGACGCAAGATGCTGCTAAAGTACGTTTCCAAACAGAACACACTATCAATGCTGAAAAAGAGGTCGAAACTACGAAAACCAAAGACGGTGTAGTTAACTCTATTTCAGACGGGGAAGTGTCTGGGGAATTCGTATCTCTCGCCTATCGTGAAGATGGAACTACCACAGAAATGTGGCGTGAAATGCGTAAATGGTTCATCGCAGGCGACAAGGTAGAGTGCTGGCAAGTTGACCTTGCTTCTAAACGCAATTCTGGTGGTAAAGATGTCTATGATGTTGAATATTACCAAGGCTATCTTAAAAACTTTGAAATCGCAGCACCCGCTGACGACAAAGTCGAGCTCTCTTATGAAATGGCTATCGACGGCAACGGTATTATTTCAACTGACAGCTTGACAGAAGCTCAGAAGAAAGCAGTCGCAAGCGCTCAATACGACTACCACACTCTTGCCAAAGAAGACGGCCTAGTGTCATCTATCTAGTCTATTGCAGGGGCTTTGTGCCCTTGCTTTTTTTGTATAAAGGAGAAATAAAACATGATTCTATCTATCAACGGACGAGACTTTAATTTGATTTTCGGACTTGCGTTCTTGCGTGAGATCAACAAATTGCACTCAGCAGAACTCGAAGGCATGAAGACTGGCTACGGTGCCATGACATTGATTTCAGCCGGTGTTGCTATCAACGACCCTCTTGCATTCGTGGATATCATCAAAGCTGGTACGATTACAGCACCACAAAAACCAAGTGATGCAGACATTGAAGCCTATCTTGCTGATTTGATTGACAAAGGTAAATACAAAGAGACAATCGACTCTATTATTGACGAGTTAAAAGCGTCATCCCTACTCAAACTCGCAATGAACGTTCAAGAGTAGGGCAAAGTCAACCAGATTATGATTTCAGCTATGACGACGCTATGGCCCTCTTGATTGCAAGGCACGGCATGAGCTACGTCGAAGCTGCCAGGACAACGCTTGTTGAGTTCGAGGTGTATAATACCGCCTACGCAATTAAACAAGAGGACATCCGCTTTAACGCAGCAATTCAAGCATGGTATAACCAGACCGTGCAAGCCACCAAAGGCAAGGGCAAGAGTGTTCGCTCGGCTTACAGAACCTTTAATGAGTTTTATGACCATGAAAAAGAGTTCAGTAAGATATTTAAACCAGAGGACACCGCGCCTAGAAGTCGAGCGCTTTCGTTAGCTGATAAGAATAGGATCATCAATCAAACAAAGAAAGGGGGTAGTTAATGGGAGCATCTTTTGACGTTACGGCCATACTTCGTGCCAACTCAAGCGACTTCACCAATGGTGTCAATGCTGCTAAGTCTGCCCTTGCTGATTTGAGAAATCAGTCTGGGGGTATGCTTGCTCAAGTTGGTAGCAGTTTAAAGTCAGTTGGTAGCGCCATGCAGTCAGTCGGTGCAGGAATGACCACGGCTTTCACACTGCCTATGGTTGGTGGGTTAACTGCCGTCATCAAAGGTTATGCAGACCTTGAGCAATCGTTAGGTGGTGTCTCTACACTATTCAAACAGAATGGTTCAAGCGTCAACACCCTTGCCAGAGACTACGGCATGACCAGACAGCAAGCCCAAGCGCTCTATAACACAATGGATCGCGAGGGAACCAACGTTATTGAGAACGCCAACCGAGCCTATAGGACGGCTGGTGTGTCTGCTAACCGATACATGGAGCAGGTAACGTCGTTCTCAGCTACCTTGTTACAAGGTCTAGGCGGTGATACTGCCAAAGCTGCGAAATACGGGGATAAAGCCCTTGTCCAAATGTCAGATAATGCGAACAAGTTCGGTACTAACATGACCGACATTCAAAACGCATATCAAGGCTTTGCCAAAGACAACTATTCAATGTTGGACAACTTGAAACTTGGTTATGGTGGTACCATGTCCGAAATGGCTCGTCTGGTCAATGAGTCTGGTGTCTTGAATGGCGAGTTTGAAGCTACGGCTGATAATATCCGTGACATTCCGTTCCATACCTTGATTGATGCCATCGGTATCACTCAAGATAGGCTTGGAGTTACCGGAACGACTGCGAAAGAAGCAAGTACAACCGTGTCCGGTTCTTTTAACTCCATGAAAGCAGCCGCTGAGAACTTAGTGGCCGGTCTTGGTAATAACGAAGCTAATATCAAGCAGCTTATGGAAAACATGAAGCAGACTATCATCACATTTAAAGACAATGTGGTGCGTGTTCTAGGGACTATCTGGGACAATCTGCCAGTTGACGGTTGGGTTAAATGGGCAGCGCTTATCATTGGAGCGGCGGGGCCTATTATTGCAATATTGGGGACCTTAATCATTTGGATCGGTAACGTCGTTTCTGCACTTAGCACAATCGGTGGGGCTATCAGCTCAGTAGTAGGGTTCTTTTCAAGCGGTTCTACCGCAGCTAGCGGTCTAGGCGCTGCTTTCAGTGGCCTATCAGCCGGAGCTCTTGCTGCTTTTGCCGGGATTGTTGCTGCCGTGGCTTTGGTCGGGGCCGCACTCGTTGACTTGTGGAACAATAACGAGAATTTCCGTGCACAGGTTACGGCAATCTGGGAAACCATCAAGAGCGCAATCACTAACGCCGTTCAAGCGATTGTGTCGTTTGTTATGTCGATTTGGGGGCAGTTGACTTCGTTCTGGAACGAAAACCACGCCTTGATTATGCAGACAGCGACAACTTACTGGAACATGTTCAAAGGCATGATTGAAAATGTGATGAATGCAATCTTACCAGTGATTCAAACTGGATTGAATTTGCTAATTACATTATTTTCTACATCTTGGCAATTAATTACCACTGTTATTTCAACAGCGCTTGACATTGTGTTGAACATTATCAAAATGGCTATGCAGATTTTGCAAGGCGATTGGTCTGGTGCATGGGAAACATTCAAAACCATCTTGTCTACTGCATGGGAAGGTATTAAGTCGCTTATTTCAATCGGTATCAATGCTATTGGTCCGATTATCCAAGCAGGGATTCAGTTTATTCTCGCAATCTGGAACGCAGCATGGGCGTTGTTAGCTATTCCATTCCAAACGCTTTGGGCATTGCTTCAACAAATCGCTGGTGGAGCTATGACCGCAATTGGCAATGTGATTAGTGCTGGTATTGCCGTGATTCAATCCATTTGGTCAGCAGCATGGACAGTTATCCAGACAGTATTTTCAACAGTTTGGAATACAATCATGTCTATTCTGTCACCTATCATGGCCGGTATTTCAAGCATTATTTCAAGCACGCTTTCAGCTATCAGCGCAATTTGGAACGCTATCTGGACTGGAATCCAAGCTGTTTTAGCTGGTGTATTGGCGGCTATTGTTGGTTTGGTGACTGGAAACTTCTCACAAGTTCAATCAGCTATCACGTCAATCATGTCAGCTATTCAAGCAACTATCAGCGCAATTTGGAACGCTATTTTGTCGCTTATCAGCAGCGTATTGAGTGCAATAGCTAGCACTGTATCAAGTACATGGTCGTCTATCCAGTCAATCGTTTCAAGTGCTATGAGTTCCGTTCAGAGCATTATCAGCTCAGCTTGGAGCGCTGTTAGATCAGCAGTATCAAGTGCCATGAGCTCAATTCAATCAGCTATTACTAGCGGATTTAGTGCGGTTGTGTCAGCAGTAACAAGTGCCGGTCAGCGTATCATTTCAGCGGTTCGTTCAGCGTTCAGCGGTGCACTAAGTGCAGCCCGTGGATTTGTTGGACAAGCTGCAAGTGTCGGTTCTCAATTGATTAGCGGTTTCGTTAGCGGGGTTACATCCGCAGCTGGAAAACTGATTTCAGCGGTTAAAGGTGCGGTAAGTAATGCTATCAACGGTGCAAAAGCCTTGCTTGGTATCAAATCACCATCTCGTGTATTCCGTCAATTCGGTATCTATACGGATAAAGGTTTCATCATTGGTATTGATAGCAAAGCGGACCAAGTAGCTCGTTCAATGCGTTATATGGCCCAAGGAGCTATCGACGCATTTACCGGTCAAGATATCAACGGAGCCATCAATGATGAACTTGGTAGCATGGATGGCCAGTTAGGTCGTTTGGCAGGGTATGACCCATCTGTTTCGTTCAATGGCGGCAAGATGTCAGTTACTCAACAGGCAGCGGATATCGTGCTTAAAATGGGCGATACAACTTACAGAGCATTTACTAATGACATCACTAACGCTCAATCAATGGAATTAATGCTTGATAACTATTAAGAGAGAAAAGAGGTTTTAGCTAATGTATGATTATGCTTCATTGAAGCGCACGGAATCAACAGTGCTGCAAAGAGCACCGGTTGATAACATGCGTATCAACGGGACGCCTATAGAGGATATCATCCAAGGGTATCGACAACTTACAGTTAAGGGGCGCTCGTTGCTTAACCGTGAAATTTCAACTACTCGTGTCCCTGGGCGCCGTGGTGTCTGGGTGGACAGTGTTAATGACTCAGAGCGTGAGATTGAAGTTAAATATCAGTTAACGACAGTCACCAGCCAAGTCATGAGGACCTCTTTCCGAGAGCTTAACCGCATTTTGAGAGAAGTAGGGCCTAGCGGCTATCTCGAAGTTACGTTTGATGATGAGCCGGATTTTACTTACTACGCTATCTTCAAAGAAGCGGACGAAGTGGAGGAAGACAGGCTTTCAATTGTTAGCAGCTTTGTATTGTTAGTGCCAGACGGCTATAAAAAACGAGTTCCAGAGCGTTCTAACGGTGTTGTTTATCTAACTTACGCTAAGAAGGTGATACCTGAGAAGATTGCAGCCACGACAACGACAACGTCAACAGAATTCGAAATCATCAACGGTCAAACTAAGTTATCGTTTAAGGGTAGCTATGCAGCCAACAAGGAAATTGTCATTAAATTTGGCGACGAAGAAGTGACTGCTACTTATGATGGTCGTAATATCCTAAGTGAATTACAACGTTTTAGCCCACTGGAGCAGTTCTATGTCAAGGACGGCGACAGATTGAGCGGGAAAAACGTGGCGATTCGTGAAGTTCAGTGGAGGGATGAGAGTCTATGATCTATTTATTCGATAAGGACGAAAAACTTATCAAGATTATTCGCAAACCTGCAATTAAGAAGGCTTTGCAGAAATTCAGTCTTACCACTGAAAACTACATTTCAGACCGCTTGACTGTCGAAATGAAAGCCTTGAAGGATGATGAACTGGCAAAACTGGAATACATGGCTATTCAGTCAATCGACGATACGCATAAATTCCATTACTTCTACATTGCCCAAGGCAATACCAAAGGGGATATCACAACGCTTATTGGTGTTCAGTCTGGCATTGAGGAATTACGCAAGACAGTCATTTACGACAAACGCCCAACAGACCAACGTGCTAGACCAGTCATCGAATGGCTTTTAACTGGCACAAACTGGTCCCCTCGCTTCGTTGCTGAAACAAACCCAAAGAGCACTAATTTCTATTACATTTCCACATTTGATGCACTGAAAAAAGTGTGCAAAGTGTGGGGCTTAGAAATGCAGTTCTTTGTTGAAATGAACGGCGCTCAGATTGGCGCTAGATACATTGATTTCAAGCGCAAAATAGGTGAAGCAGTCGGTAAGCGTGTTGTCTACGGTCATAACGCCCTTGAAATTCTGCAAGAAGTTGAAAAGACAAACCTATACACCGCCTTGGTTGGTCGTGGTAAAGGGGAACAAGTCAGCTCGGCGGAAGACACCGGCAAAGATGCTGACGGTTACGGACGCAAAATCAACTTCGAGGAAGTTGTCTGGTCAAAAGCCAAAGGGGACCCACTAGACAAGCCCCTCGGTCAGAAGTATCTTGAAATTCCAGAAATGACCGCTAAATATGGCATTAAACAACCAGACGGCAAGATGCGCCCAAAGATTGGCTTTGTCGAATTTAGCGAGGAAGAAGACAAGAACGAACTTATCAAGCAGACTTACGAAGCTTTGATTGAGTCTTCAAGGCCAAAACTGACACTTAAAACGTCAACGGTGTATCTCAAAGGCGTCCAAATCGGGGACACTATCCGAGTTGTCCGACATGACAGACACCTTGATTATGATACACGCATCTTTGAAATCACATTCAACCGCTTAAACAACGAATCTAGCGACATTAAGCTAGGGGACCGAGTTAGCGAGAGCAATGACACAAAGGTACAGAGTACCGTCAACAAGGCTCTTGACGAGTTTAAAGCTGGTGAGTTCACTGAGTTTGTCAAAAAGTTGCCAGAGTTTATCCCGTCAGCTAATGGTTTTAACCATAATTGGTACACAAGCACTGATCCAACAGAATCTCACCCTGGACAAGTCCTAATCAATGATTCTTGGTACAAACCAGACCCAGAACATGAGGGACACACTATCATGTATCGCTGGACTGGGGAAATGTGGCAAGAGGTACTGAGAACATGGGACGGCACGGGGCTTCAAGACAAAATCAAGAAAGAATTCGAGAAAGTCGCAGCCGACATGGCTAAACAGCAATCAGAACACGACAGAGTGGTTGCCGAAATCACAGCCAAGGCCACTAATGCGGAAACATTAGCCAGTTCAGCTAAATCAACCGCAGAGGACGCTTTTAGCCGTCTAAACGACGTCAAGAGTGAAGCCATTGCAGAAGCTCGCTATTTAGACACCGTCGAGCGTACAGAGACAGAGAAGAAGATTGCTGCGTCTAAAAAAGATGCACTTTCAGAAGCTGTCAAACTGGTTGATAATGCTAAAAGTACGCTAAACACGGACTTATCAGAGACTGAAAAGAGAGTTGAAGCTCTAAAGGGTTCTATTGGTACACTGTCAAATGACACGTCAGTACAGTTTGCCAAAATCAATAACGCTTTAATTTCAGTGGCTAGCAAGCAAGACGTTGACAAAATCAGCCAGCGCGTGTCTAATGCTGAGACGGTTTTGACACAGCAAGCAGGGCAGATTTCAGCCAAGGCTAGCAAAGAGGAAGTTAATGCTGTTTCTGGGCGTTTAAACAAGGCTGAGAGCTCGTTGACGGTGCAGGCTGGGCAAATCAGCCAGAAAGCCAACAAGCAGGACGTAGACACGCTGACAGGGCGTGTGAACCGTGCCGAAACGTCTATCACTCAACAAGCGGACATGATTGCGTCCAAAGCTAACAAACAAGAGCTTGATAATGTCAATAATCGAGTAATCAACGCCGAAAGTCGTATCACTCAACAAGCTAACGAGATTAGCCAACGAGTGAAGACAAGCGATTTTAACAATGCTACTCAGAGACTTGCGACGGCTGAAAGTTCGATTACTCAGTTAGGAAATAAAATCACTACTGAGATTAGCCGTGTGGACAGTAAGATTCCGACAGACTTTGGCAGTCGTAACTTGATTTTGAAATCAGCAGATTTCGAGAATCTACACCGACAGCCTGGAGGAAGTGGAAATACTACTACTACTACTGACGGGCAATCTTTCCTAATCAAGTCTCACAGCTATTCAAATGATGTTTATGGTGGCATCTCATGGAACATGGCTATTCCAGAAATCAAAGCCGGCGAAACATTCTCGCTCTTGGTTCCGGTTTACATTGACAGCGGGGTAGACATTGACCGTGGCGCTATGATTATCATTAAAAATCATAAAAACAATGACAATCTAGTTGCTTACAATATCCCAACAGACCTTAAAAATGAGTGGTTTGACGTTAAGCTGATTTTCACTGCCGGCAAGGACATCACCCTCGGTGAATGGCCGTTCTATATTACAGTTATTAGAAACGGCTATCTAAGAATCAAACCGCCTATGTTGGTCAGAGGTACACTCATTCCCTTGCAGCACACAGTAGCACCAGAGGACACCGAAGCTGAAATAAGCACGGTTAAAACGACTATTACACAGACCGAGCAGGGTGTCAGTCAGCTATCTCAGAAACAATCTGAAACAGATAGCCGCATGACTACCGCTGAAACTAAAGTCAATCAGCTAGTCGGTGAAGTCTCTTCCAAAGTTTCAAGGACTGATTTTGACAAACTTTCTAAGAGTGTCGAAGCCAACAGCACGGCGCTCACTCAAACAGATAATAAAATCAGTTTGAAAGCAGACCGCTCAGAGGTTGAAGCTGTGGAACAGAAAATCAACCAGACTAACGCTGAATTGCGTGTAACGGCTGATTCCATTGCCCAAAAAGTTTCGAGGGTTGATTTTGATAATCTTGGAAACAAAGTCACTAACGCTGAAACTCAGATCAGCACGTTAGCCGGCAAGATTGAAACTAAACTCTCTAGGGTTGACCTAGACAGTGCTATTGATAACAAAGGTTTTCTAAAAGAGTCGGACGTCAATAGATTGGTTGATAATAAGGGGTTTGCAACGGCTACGGCTGTCACTAATCTCATTCAACAATCCGAGCGAGGAACGACTCAACTTATTAGCGAGGTCAAGAAACAGATTCCGTCAGTCGATGCGCTTTCAGTTGGTGGGGAGAATTTAATTCTTAATTCTGCATTTCCTGAAAACTTGGATAATTGGGGATTGTGGGAAGTTCCGCAAACAAACTCTAATCTATCTGTCTCTAGTCACGGATTCTATTACAACGGCGCTAAACCGTTATTCTTATTGAAAAATACGACATCGAGCGGAGTTCCGGCATCTACAGCACGTTTCCCAGTTAAGCGCAATACTGATTATTCACTTAATCTTCAGTCATTCGCAACTCGGAACCTTAATGGGGTGGATATCTATTTCCTAGGTCGTAAGAGTGGCGAAACTAAGACGTTCACCAAAGTAGTCGGTCTTAAATATCACAACGGTTCACCTTCGATTGATAGAATAGTTAAATGGCATTTAACTTTCAATTCGGGAGATTGTGACGAAGGTTTTATCCGTATCGACAATAAAGGGACGTCTAACGGTTATCAGTCATTGTTGTTCTTCACGGAATTAGACTGTTACGAAGGTGTTCTTAATCGTGCATGGCAACCGTCGCCAAAAGATATCAACAAGGAAACAATCGTTAAGTTCAACGAAATCAAATCGACAGTGGACAGCTTTAGTCGTACAATCGGCGAACAAGGGCAGTCACTTTCACAAGTCGTTCAAACGGCTAATGGATTGGTTACGAGTGTTAAAGCTCTTAGAAACGACTATGATTTCGACAAAGATAACACCGATAGGTGGTTGGGTAGATTAAACGGAGATGTAAATGCCGTTAAAACCGAAATGTCACAGTTAGCGGGTTCGTGGGCTGTTAAGAATTTGACTAACACTGGCGATGTGCTTAACCAGATTAATCTTAATAAAGATGGTTCTGTTAAAATTGACGGTAAACTGGTTCAAATCACTGGCTCTACTTACATCGAGGATGGTGTCATTAGCTCGGCTAAAATCGGCGAACTGTCCGCAAGTAAAATCACTAGCGGGCGCTTAAACGCTTCACTGGTTGACGTTGTCAACTTGAACGCTGAAAGTGTCACAAGTGGTACGTTTACCGGCTTGAACTATCGAGGGGGTAGAATGGAAGGACTTAACGGGTCGATGACAGTTGACTTAAACCAATCCGAGATTCATTTCTACGACAATGCAACGATTGAATTTCATAACAAAGACAATGCGATAGCTCGACGCAAAGGGACGCACACGGCGTTTGTGCATTTCAACGACACCCCGCCAGACGAGGACCAGGGCATTGGTTCGCTGTTTGCTGCAATAGGCGTCACATCATCAGGGGACGGAGTCAATTCAGCGTCATCCGGGCGTTTCTCTGGTCTTCGAGTGTATCGTGCCGCAAGAGGGTTGGAGCATCATGCGGTTATCGACCAAGCTGAACTCTATGGTGACAGAATATTGCTAAAAGACGACTTTTATCTCGATCGGGGGTTCTCTTTCCACCCGGCTTCACTTCCGAAAGGCCGCTGGATAAATGTCACCAATCTAGGATTTGCTGCCGCAGCTCTCGCAAGGGTTTGGCAGCATTTTCTAAATGTGGGCGGAAACGGGAGAGATCCAGCATTTATTAACGCATTAAAAAACGAGCAAGCCACTTTCGGCAAAATTGCTCACTGGTAGGAGGAAACACTAATGAACGAACAAATTTACACTTCAATGATTCAAGACATCGCAAGTCAGAACGCTAACTTGACGATTGAGAAAGCTGAGTTTAAGGCTCGCTTGCAGGCAACTGTTAGCGAGCTTGAACAAGTCAAATCACAACTAGAGCGTTATCAAAATGTACTAGCATCTGATTCAGACCTTAACGACCTCTTTAATGAGGTAGCACAGAAAGGAGTGACGGATGAACAAATCTAATTTCAGTGTCACATCAAGTTATCTGACCAACCCGACAACAACAAGGATTGCTATCCAGTCCAAAGATGGCTCGACGTGGTTGACCCGTGATGTTCCCGGCGACCACACTAACAAGACGGATGAAGCTAAAATCCAGCTTATCTTGGACATCTTAGCGACTGAGTTGGACCCAGCTGGAGCGCTAGCACGCTATCAAGCCAAGTCAGAAGAATCTATTAAAGACCTTGACAACCGCTTGAATTTAGCTGAGAAAGTCGCTGAACAAGGCGAGTTAACTCGTAAAATTGCCAACGTGTCCATTCTCAATGCGGTAATGAGCCAAAACATCCAGTACGGCACAATCTACAAGCAATATCTGGAATTGTTGCCAGTCGCTAAGAAAGGCGATGTATTCAACGCTGGTGACATCTTCGCTATTGAAGCCCCGGACCACGAAGAAGTGGACGGAGAAGGCAAACTGGTACTTATCCAAGTTAACGGCTCTTTCACTTACGATAACCAACCATTCGCTGATTTTGCAAAAGGTGGCAAGCTAGAAAATAACGGGATTGCTACTGCATGGCTATTCAAACCGAAGGAGAATTGATGGTACAGAAACCAGACGGCATTTTTGGGGTTTTCGATGTGGTCAGAGACTTCTATGCACACGGTATCGATGAGCATTTATGGGTGTTTCTGCTAATGATTATCATTTTTAGCGATATCGTTATCGGAGTGTCTAGAGCTTGGGCTGCTCATGAGTTTTCAAGCTCTAAATTTCGTAAAGGGCTAGTCAGTCATACAGCCATGATTACATTTGTAGCCATTTTCTATCCGTTTGCGGTATTCATGAATCTGGGCGGTGTCCTAGATACATTTATCTTCGCCATGATAGCAGCTTACGGCTCTAGTATTTTGGCTAGCTTATCAGCATTAGGGGTTGAAATCCCTTATATCGACAAATACATTAAGAAAAATATTGATAAAGATAAATTCTTTCTCAACGAAGAAAAAGGAGAAAAAGAAAATGATTAATTTTAAACTACGCTTACAAAACAAAGCTACTCTAGTAGCTCTTATCTCAGCAGTGTTCCTTATGTTGCAACAATTCGGGCTTAATATCCCTAGCAATATTCAAGAGGGTGTAAATACTCTCGTTGTGATCTTGGTAATTCTTGGTATCGTTACAGACCCAACTACCAAGGGTGTGGCAGATAGTGAACGTGCGTTAAACTACCATCAACCTCGTGAGGACTAGGCTATGGCTAAGCTCATGACCTCTATCAACCAAATCGAGGGAGGGGATATTCTCAAATCTGGGGACACCACTTCCGTGTTTGGTTTTGAGATTCTAGGGTACGATGGAAAACGCATGGAATTATCGGGCGTGGGTAAATTGACGCTATCTAATGATGAAAGCGTGGCACTGTACCAAGATGTTACCGTTGAAAACGGGCATTTCACATTCGTCATGGGCGATGTGGTCGAGCCCGGCACTTACTACCTCGAAATTAAACTAAACGGGCATATCTTCCCGTCTAATAATTTCAAGGTGAAAGTCAAGAGTTCACTAAACATTGATAGTGCGATTCCATCTAAAAAAGACCCTAAACTAAAACTACTAGCGGATGAATTACGAGATTCTGGTTTAATCACTGGTGGCAGCGAACCAACAGAAGACCTTGTAAACATCTACAATCTAGCTAAAATTTGAAAGGAATAACTAAATGAGTAAATTACACGATTTCGCCCAAGCGGTCGGAGCAGATATCAAAGAAATTAAAACAGCATTGGCTGGCAAGGCTGAAAAAGGGGAAGTGACCGCTAACGGCATCACTGAAGAACGCTTGACGCAAGCTATCACGCAAGCTAAAGCTGACATCATTGGTAATGCACCAGAGGAACTTGATACACTCAAAGAAATTGCTGATAAAATCACTGCTGCTGGTGGAAACACTGACAGCGGCATTATCTCGAAAATGACCGAGCTTGGCGGACGTCTCGACACTATCGAGCAAGAAGACCTTGTGAGTGTATACAACACAGCGAAAGCGTGAGCCTATGAGTAAGTTCACAGAATTTGCTCAAGCGGTCGGAGTAGATATCAAAGAAATTAAAGATAAACAATCTTCATCGTTGAGTATCGCTCAAGCATATGGACTATTTCCAACATACAATAACTTTTTTCTACAGGTTTTAGAACAAAATAAATTTGCGGAAGACCCACTTGTAACAAAATCTCAACTACCTACAAGTGAAATTAACGCTTTAAAACAGAAAGTCGAAGAATTGGAAAGAACGCTTTCGGAGATTAAACAAGCTATTCAAAAATAATTTAAGGAGGCCTACTATATGGCAACAGATAATGACATCGTTCAATTTGCAGAAGACCTAGCTAATGCTGGAGTTGGTACCGATGCAGATGGAAGCTGGGGGACACAATGTGTTGACTTGCCTAACTCTATCTCAATTAACTTCTTTGGCCGTGCTCTTTGGGGTAACGCCATTGACTTGCTAAACTCAGCGGCAGCAGCAGGCTATGAAGTGGAATACAATCAAGAAGGCAACCTTGATAGCCGTCCACGTCGTGGGGCTGTATTCGTCATGGATACTACTTACATCGCAGGGCATCCATACGGGCACACTGGCCTTGTTATCGAAGATTCAGACGGCTACACCATGCGAACTATCGAGCAGAATATTGACGGTAACGCTGATAGCTTATACATTGGCGGCCCTGCTCGTTACAATACACGCAATTTTGACGGTATTGTAGGTTGGTTCTATTTCCCAACAGATAACCAAACACAAGCCCCTGCACCAACTCCGACACCGTTTGATGGTATAATTACTATCAACGAGGAAACTGGAACATTCACGGTTGAAGTATCAGCTCTTAATGTTCGAGCTGGTGCCGGTCTAGGTGCTGAAATCGTGGCAGTTTATGGAGCCGGTGAAACTATCAACTATGACGGCTGGTGCGACGTTGACGGCTATATCTGGATTAGCTACATTGGCGGTTCTGGTAATCGTCGCTATGTCGCAGTCGGTCAATCAGAGAATGGCCGCCGTGTAACGTCATTCGGTTCATTCACTTAAATTGTAATTAACAGACCACGAATCAAAATAAAACAAAAAGGAGTATATCACCTCCCCTCACGCTGTAATAGGGATATCATGGCAGTAGTGGTCGAGCCTCAGCGTTTGCTGGGGCTTTTTTTATTTGCTATAATATACCTAGGAAAGTGCCAGTAACTCTACGGGGTCTGGTGCGTTTTTTATTTATTTGGTATAATAAAGGTCCATCATAGGCAAAGAGCTACGAGGTTATCTCATAGCTCTTTTTTATTTGTGATTTTCAAAGATAAGTGATAACATAGATTCCGGAATACTTGGCGTCGTTTCGATGAATATTCTCGAACTGTCCTCGACTTTTAGTCGGGGTTTTTATTTTGTATATAACGTTAGACATTTAATCTAAATAGAGGTACACTATAGATGTACTTTTGGACGATTACGTGCAGAATGTTTTTGTTTTTTTCTATTGTCGCTTGGTAGCTCATGCTGCCAAGTCTTTTTTATAAAAAGGGGCAAATAAGGGGCAATAAGTGTAAACTTTAGTAACTTTATGAGTGTTTTACCTTCTATATCTTACACGCATATATCCTTATTTAATGGGTTTTCTTCCTATTATATACGCATTTTAAATTGCACTAACAGAATACCGTGGTTTGAAATCATTCTACAACTTGAAAAAATAATTCTATAGTCATATAGAATAAAAAGAGATTCCTTAGGAATCTCTTTTTTGTGTTTCTAAAGAATCTTAGATTGTGTTATGCATTGTCTCTAAATAGA